CAACTTTCTAATCAACGCGTTGCGAATCGCCACGTTTTAGTGGTGGAGCGTCATAAGCCATCATTCTAGGACAAATAGGATAACCAATTTCAAAGTCATCCCCACCTGCCGCATAGACATTATAGGTCTTATTAGTTCCAACAGCACCAACTATACCCCTCAGATAAGCAGTGTCAGGTAAACACGTACTTAACTGATCTTTAAATAGCATCTGTGAGCTATACGGTATTCGGATTGTTATTGATGGTCTCATCTGGTTTGTTTGCCATTTGATTCCCCAAGCGGCTCCAAAGAAATCACTTGTAGGATCATCATTAATAAGTCCACCCGTCACATCATGGACGGGTATCGGATACATAATTGCACTAGCTTTCACTAGAGCAACGTCTGTCATATCTCCTGATTTGAGTATAAACATATATTCGCGTGAACCACGCCAAAAATGAAAACTCTCAATTACGTTATGAAGTAAACATCGACCATCTGCACTAAAGTCAGCCTGATCAACAGGTTCTAACCATTTGGCTGATGTATTGCCAAGTAAAGTATTGTCAGCGTAGGAGAACCGCTTAACAAGTTCTTTAAATGAACCAACTTCTTCCCCATGTGTGAAACCAAAACAAACAGGCTGTTTCCACATAGGATTCATATATTCTCCAGTCTGATTCATATGAAAATCAAAAATATGAAAAGGACAGTTACCACTTTCCACAACAGTATCAGTTGGTAATATATCTGCAGATTGCATGTATAATATGTCTAGCTTATTAACTTCATCAGCTATTGCCATATTATACGCGGTAGTGGCCATACCCTTAAAACCGCGTAGCTTTACAAGCCTCTTTGCAATTACCTTTGCTGCTGCCTCTATGACATGTTCGGAGGGTTCAAGATCTAACTCTTTCTTCCTCGTCACTTTCTCAGAGGTGGAAGGCGCGGTAGCTATATAATAAAAACCAGGCCAAATATTTCTAGGTACAGTAAAATGAAAATCTATACCCGACACAAAAACTAACATTTGAACACGCATGTTAGTAAGAGCGAAAGATGATGAAAAAGGTTGAACCATAAATCCAGCCAAAGTTCCCCAAATATTTCCAGGAGGAACTTCAGTATCACTATAGGCAGAAGTATCATCTACCATATCTGCTGGATAATGTCTAGCCATCATCTGATCAGTACCAAAAGGAAAATTCATCATAAAAGATGTATTCCCATTAATGTTGACAATTTTTGAGAAAACTTCAGAAGATTTATCATATATTGTCGCACCGGTAGGTATGCTTCCTCTCCTAGGAAAATAAGCAAAACCAATTCTTCCACTTAAAACTTGTGGACACAAAAACATGAACTGTAATCTAATTATACCAGTTGAAAGTTCAAACATACTGGAAAGATTACACATCGGACCTCTATAAAACAAATAAGGATTACCAGGGCCTTGACTAACATGATAACACATAGTAGGAGTTAACCTTCGTGGTCCAAACACTATAGTTCCAACCGTATTATCAGCAACTCCAATGTTAGCATGATAAAGCAAGCTAGGCATACGAACATAGTCATTAAATTTATTAAAATCATGCTCTGTAACATTAAGAGCTGTGATTGCATTATTAGGATCCATAGTTAAATTTGCTAAATGTATGTTCCGACGAACCCCTGTAGCAACGTCTCCAGTAGTTTCCATCAACATGGGGTTAACATCACTCTGAGCGACAGGTCTACTATAACCAAGACTACTTGCCACTTTAGCTCCTATAGCTGCAACTTTTGAAACTCCTTGGGCTATACCACCAATTTCAGGTATAGTAGTAGCAATCGCAGCAACTTCAGAAGTAGTCTGTAAGGCGGAACTTAATGCACCACCATCTGTTTGTTTAACTTCGGAAGGAACAGGATTCTTAAAAGCTTGAAATTCATAAATATCATCCTTAACATGTCTAACTGCAACTTCTCCTTCTGAGGTGATACGAACACCAATTTGCTCTCTAGCTCTTTGTTCTTTCCATTCCTGGATTATGAACCTCATAACTTGTTTTTGGACTCTTCTCCTCATACGAATTTGAGCATTATTAAGAATCCATTCATCTTTATTCTTTTCGAAAGAGCGACCCTCTTTCTTACGAATTTCAATTTCCTCATCGGTATAATAACCAACTTGACCTCTTTTCTTACGTTCATAAAGAGTCAGATGTCTAAGTCTAGGAGTAATATTCTTCTCATCATTAGGACCTGTAGCAAAAACATGCGTCCAATAACAAAAGACAGTTATACTTATAGGATCAACAGTAGCGCCTTCCACTACAGACCATAATGGCGCACCTACTAATATTCTCAGATGTCCAATAGCGTTCCTATTGGTTTGACTGTCCCAACTATTAGTTCTCAACGATCGGAATGGTATAACGACTGGTAGGTCATATTCATAAGTACTCGACCCATTCACCGGTAATACCAAACTTCTATTCACTGACAAATTCCAAATATTCTGCATCTGATTATTTGATAAATCATTTGCGGGGTCATAATAAGGTAAATAACCTAATATGGCCCATCCATTGGTGAAATTATTTCCATTCACCATAATTTTAAGCCTAAGCTTTCCATTGAACCAATTATAATGTTCAATCAATTGAGACAAAAGTGTTGATGTTTTATTTAAAATATCATATGGGAGTTCAAGATCCAAAATAATATCATTGGTAACAAAACCAGGTTCGAAAGTAGCTTCAAACTTTGTTGTTCTATGTAGCTGATTATCAAACTTTCTTATTGGATAAGCTTGCAAATTCTCATAGAAACTAGCATCTCTAACAGTTGAGCCACCTTCAGTACCAACATCTTCTTCAAAAGAAGTAAGTTGTACATTAGTAACTTCTGTTTCATCAACTCCCTGGTTAGCATCACTCATTTCATTTCCACTTTGAAAATCCCAAACGTCATCATCCCAACCAGCTTGCATAACAAGTCGATAAGTGTCAATCGTGAAAGAACCTTCTGTATAATCACAATATAACATATTCCAATTAAGTTCTATTGGTGGAATTCCAGCATCCATAAGTGCATTATTAAGTAATGATTTAACATGATCAAACTCCTGCTTTCCCCAGTGGAAATATTCTCTTAGCATAACTTCACAATTATCTCTAGTCATAGTATCTGCGTCTAAATCAGGACTCTTTCTAATCCATTGTGTCATATTACGAAGCACTTTCTTTTCAAGAGGTGCAAAAACATATGGTCCATTAGGTAGGAAAAATCTTTTAAGAAAAGTAACTTCCTCCATAGTATGCGTCTGTCCAACTTTCATTTCACTCTTATCGAAATTAGTGTACGTCATATTATAAAGATCTTTAAGAGCATTCCTTAATTTGTCAACAGAGAACCAATCCCATTTTGAAATACAAGAGATCAAATTATCATCACCAAAGACAGCCATAACTATCTTCTCAAGAATCTCCATCCTACTTATATTCGGCGGCGCAAAACTAAAGATCGAAGTATACAACACTATAATATTGACCAAACAATTCAATATAGTTGTTAAGAAACAGCCAGAAGGCATACTTCCAAGTGTATAAAACACATCATGACCACAAATATGCAAAGTATAGATAATTCTTATAATATGCTGTAACCTAATTTTATCATGCTCAGGTTTCCAATCAGGAGCCCATCTCTTATACCACCAATTAATAAACAAGGCTGCAGCATAAACTGCAGGTGGCGGTTCGGACGCATCAAAATTAGTAAAATCACCAGCTCCAATAATAGGATCAAGATCAAATTTGTGCAGCTCATTATATAACTCTGCCCAATCAGGTCCATTAGGATTTATTCCAACTTTACCTGGATGCTTATTATAAGTGTTCATAAAAGAATCAACAAAAGATCCAAAAAACATCCTACATGCTATTAAATGGACAGCATCAGCTATAGAAAATACTCGAGTTCTACCACTTAAAACTTTAGCCATACTCAGCAACTCATCTTTAAGTGTATCTGTAAAGAAAGAATCAACTGGATCTCCATTCTCAAGCGCCATCAAGTATTTCACAATTTCAACTTGAAGTTTCTCCGTTGGTTGATATGTGACATTATGTCCATCATCATCTGCTTCTGGCTCTATAATACCATGCTTACCTGTATGACTTATACCAGGCATCTTCGTCCAAGGAAAACCTGCTGATTTATTAATCTTAACTTTACCCATCCGAGGATGATTAAATCCATTAAGTGCTTCAAGCAGACTCATTTGAGACTCAGCCGACTCTGGAACAATACCAGCAAATTTATGTTGTAATATAACAACCATTCGTTCAATCTCTTTGTTCTTGGCTCTCCTCACCATCTTACGTTTATATTTCTTAAGCCCTTCAATCATAGGATCTAATTCTTCAGTAGCCCTAAGTTTAGCCGGAGCTTTCTCTGGTTCATACATAACTCCATGTAAAGTCGACTTCCTAAAACAACTCTTCATCGGTCTAGAAACTCCCCACTCTTTACCAACTTTTCCAACATAAACTACATTATCGTGATCAAAAATATCTGGAACCTCCTCCTTAAAAGGATTTTGAATACCATACACTAACTTTAACCTTTCTACCGAAGTTAACTGAGTAACGTCATAATTACCAAAATCGATATCTTCACCATAAGTAACAAACTTTTCAATAGTTTCTGGTATATACTTCATAATGAAATTAGATTGAGGTTCCATCTCCAAGAACTTTTCCATAAATTCAGTAACATATTCTTGTGTTGTAACAGCACAAACAGCTTTGCCAGTATTCTTTGACTTAGCAATATGAATTCCTATGAGTTTTTCTGCCGAATACGGATCATAAACGACATATGGTAAACCACAATCACCAGCATAAGTAGTAATATTACCCATAATAGATTCCTTGACCCTGTGCTGTCTTCCCTCAACATCACGATGACATTCAGGATTCATAAGAGTTGCCATAGGCATAGTCTTCAAAGCATAACTTTTCTTTATAGGATACCACTTGACTAGTGTAACCGCTTCAGTATATCTCATCTTAACTTTATTCTCTTTAATAAACATATGATCTAATCGTTTAATATCCTGAGCAGCTCTAGGTAATTTAATCATACCAAGATCATTTTCTTCATCAAACAAAATATCCATATCTTTATATTTCATATCAAACTTTTCTTTAGAAGTCTTAATTGTGACAATACAATCCCGATCATCTTCAGCTAAAATGAAAGCGTGACGGGTGGTTATAGCATGTTGTGAGTTGATAAAAGTAACATACCAACCCTGAAAACACTTTTGACCCTTGATCATAGCAGTATAATATATAACAGCTATGTTCTTAACCACTCTAGCATCTATCACAGCTTCACAGTTAGGATCTGAAACTTGAAATTCAAAATCACTATTAGACTGATTAATCATATTAGCTTGATATTTCCCTTTCCATTCACTTTTAGCATTCCTGCTAGTACTAATCTTACTCTGTTTTCCTTTCTTCTTAGGGGCTGATCTATGTTCTTTAGCTCGAGTTGCCCTATGAGAATAAACTCCAGTCTGAAGTTGTAATTCATCTTCAACCTTTTCAACTTCATCAGGACAGAAATATTTATAAGTTTTCCAAGCACCATAACCAATGCTAATAGCAGAACCTAATGCTACCATAGCAACCATAACATCTTTGAGTTTAGAATCACCAACACGTGCTTCTTCCTTGCCCATATAATATTTTGCTCTATGTTTACCATAATTAAGAACTTGTCTCATGCCTTGTAAAGGGCCTAACATAAGATCCCACGTTAAAAGAGTTGAAGTCATAGCCATAAAACCGATCATATGTCTACTATCTGCTAAACCATCAGCACATTCAGGATTCCCCCATAACTCGCGCAAACGTTTCTTAAGATAAATACTTGTGAGTATAACAATAATCTCTTTATGTTCATTCCTATTAATATCATTAATATCTATCCAAGTCTCGACATTCGAAAATTTTTCTAAGAAACTTGCATTAGGCTCGATGAATCTATTATAAAATAACTTCTGATCTTGCTCATTAAATGATGCGAAGCCCTTCTCAGTGGCCATATTAAATATTGGATCAACTCCATACTCTTTATAAACATCCTTATACAATTCACTCTTGACAATATCTCGCAATAAATTACCACGGGATTCATACCATTCGTCCATTTGTTCTTTAGGCTTAAAAACATCTTCAATACTGGATTGTATATCCATATCAATTGTAAAGTCTCTTTTATGCTGATTGAGAGCATCTCTATAGTAATATAGATGAATGCTCTCCTTAGCGTAGGGATGTTTACCATAACTACCAGGACTGGTCAATGTGTACCAAAGATTTGGATCGAAATTAATCCTCTGCAATAGTAATCGAGCTTCAGTAAGTGTTAAACCTTCTTCCTTAACCAAATCCCTAACTCTAATTTTACTTTGGAAATTACGCAATCTAAACAAAATATCAGTATCACAATTTAGTGGACCATTTTGTAACCAAAAAGGAGAATTCAACTCCCAAAGTATATCATAATCATGGAATAGATAAGTCATTTCTTGCTGTCTCGCAATCCTTGATCTATCCCAGCTACTACACAAAGCCAAATCCATAATGAAATGATCGACAGCCTTTTCAATAGTTTCTTTGTTACCATGTTTTAAATGAGGATAAGATTTAGCTGTAAATATTTTATAAAACTTTAATGTTTCATCTCTAGCTTCTTGAACTATTTTACGCCAATTTTCAGGCTCAGTTTTCCTATAATAATTAATATCATTCATATCATCTAATCTAATATATCCATCATCATTATAAGTATCTGCAGCTTCTAGAACATTGAAAGGAAGCATTTTAACACGATAATGTTCACCTCTTTTACAATCTTCAATAGTAGATATCACATCGGTAATCGTGGTATAACACTCAGCTAAAAACTCATCATGGAGTTTTTCGAGTCTAGTCATTTTATCACGGTCCAACTTACATTTCATATTTTCCTCAACCACTTCTCTATACATTTCCTCTAACATGCCGAGCATCATATCATTATTGCTGAGTCTGATATTCCTAGTTCTTCTTTTAATGATGTCACGAAGAACCATCTCCCTAGTATAAGGGTAGTGAGCATATTTCTCCAAAAATCTTTGTCGAAAATCTTTCTTTGTAATGTATATGTCCTGCATAGCTTCATAATCATCTCGTTCATATCTTAGATGTGCAGGGATAACTGGTTTAGGCACGGGTTCAGCTGTACCTCTGAGCCAACTTGGTATATATCTCCGATAACCAAGATCCTCATCTTTCTTATCCTCCAATGACGGAGGTTTGGGTGTCGAAAAAGAAACTCTAAATTCATTAACTTTTTCTTTAGCTTGATCAATTTTACTCTTAACTGAATTTTTAATATTCTCAAGCTTCTCATTAACATCAATCCTTCCAATAGGTTGACCAACTTTTTCTTCAACTTGATCTTTAACTTCCTCAAATTTACCAGTGACATCTTCAATGATAGCAACTTGCTTAACATCACTGAATTTCTCACCTTCTATAAATTGAGCGTACTTATAAAGCTCATTTTGATCATCCTCGTCTTCGGAACCAACTTGGAAATCTAACGCTTCTCTAAGCACTTTATAATCAATTTCTTTAAATTTATCTTCATAATCTTTGATAGTAAATTGATCCATTTTTCTCATTGGGTCTCGACGACCACCTCTTATTTGTTTACAAATGTCAAAGACATGATTAACAAAATCAGGACCCTTATAAACACCTAATATTTCCTGAGTATTCATAGAATTAACATGTTTAACATGATAAACATCAAGAGAAAACTCATTATCAAGTGTACTTATACCCATAAATCCATTATGATCACGCGTATTGATCACCAAACCTGTTTCAACATTAGCTAAAACATCAATTCTCCGAAGAAGAGCTTCAATTTTCTCTATGTTAAATCTACGATTAGGTGGCTCATTAGTAGTAATAATAATAAATTTTGAATCAAACTTAATACAACCTTTCTGATTAATAGCAGCCATATTAGGATGAAATGGTAAACTACCAGTTATTTGGAAAAACAACGCAGCAAAATCATTAGTTAATTCCGTATTATTTGCTTGAGTTGGATCATCCCAAAAGAAAACTGATTGCCCATTGTATCCAGACAAATATTTATCACTCAAGTTCATGGAATAAATGTCGTTTTTCCAATCAGATTTACTTATATTAAGAGCAAAAGTTCTAGCCAGAAAATCAGCTAATGTGGATTTACCACAACCAGCTTCTCCATACAACCAAATAACCACAGGGGGTATTCTGCCATAAGCTCCAGCACCTTTATTCTTGAATCCATCAATCATATCTTTAAGATATTTCATATCAGCCATATATAACGTAAATCGCTTAGGATTAACACTATGTTTCTCTAAATCGGTCGTAAAAGTAAGTCCTTCTTTATAAGTGTCAACAAACTTCTTACATACAGCATCTTTCTTAAGACAATCTATATCTGTATAAGTCAGTATCATTCTACCAACTTCTTGATGCCATGTTTCAATATTCTCAGCCAAAAGAGTTGGTAAAGAACCAAACATTGGTGTACCATACACTCGCAAGTGTAAATCATTTGTAATCCACTTAGCAAAAGTTGTTGTCAAAGTAGCCAAATCAACTGTTTGTTTAAAAGTAGACATAAGTTTACTCACAACTGTAAGATCCTGAACGTCTTGTTTAGACATTCGTTCTGTAGACAAACCAAACATAGATGCAGTCATAGTGTACATAGCTTTATATAAAACCACACCATAACGAACATTAGTAGGTTCAATTTCTTGTTTATCGGAAAAAGCTTGCATCTCAAAAATTTCTTTTTCCTTACTATCAACAATCTCTTCCATTTCTATTTGTTCTAATTCCTTAAAACCTTCCAAAATGTTAGTAAAAGATCTCATTAATATAGATATCAAAGCTGTAGATCCAACTGTAGCAACATAAGTACTAAAAATAAATAAAGCATCTTTAGTTGAACTAGCAAACATTGATGTGGTCAAAGCCACAAAGAAACCAACTATCCGATTAACAGTTTGTGAAACAGGAGTAGTGCCTGTTTGTGTCATGGAACTCAAAACTTGTAATTTAATACTAGCAGTAAAACTTTCCATAGTATCAAAAGCACCATTAGCTCTAGAAACTAAATTATTAACATTACGAGCTATAAGAGTCCATTGTTGACAAGTAGCAGATAAATCACGAGCAGTAGTACCCGCATCTGCATTATTATGAATTAATTTTCTAACCTCAGGTGTTAAAACCCTAAGTTGTTCATATAATTCATAAACACTAGAATACAATAATTTTAAATAATTACAAATAATAGATATACAATACAAAATTTGTAAGAATATTCCTGCAAAAATACATATAGATAATACATGATGTATATCTAACAAATAACAATACAGTCCGGTTTGTATTACTATCAAATAGGTCAATACAAACGCCAAAATAGTTTGATAATTAAAAATGTAAATACAAGATATCAAAAACCGGTCAAATACTGATTCACCTTTCAATTCAAAGTCTTCATCAATGGTGGATGTTGCTCTAATAGGCCCATTTGGGCGGTTCGACTTCACCTCAGAAGATTTAGAAGATCGGGAGAACTTTTTAATAAAAGGTTCTTTAACATCACAACGAGAGCCTTCACTTGGGATAGTAAAAGACTCCATAATCATGAGAGTATCCCTGTCGCCATATACGCACTTCAATTTATTCCAACACGCATATTCAACAATTCATAATAATAACTTCAAAATTAAACATATATACTACAATTTCTTATAATATATAGTTCCACGAATTTTATAACACATTAAGATCACATAATAGTTTGTTATCAAAACTTAATAAACAAAGATTCATTGTTACATAAATTAAGCATCGAAATTCTGAAATTAGAATTACAAATCGTCAAATACAC